AAAGACAGTTAGCAGCAAATAAACTAGTAAATAGTAGATATGGTTTTAATTATAATAAAAATGATCCAGATACATATTTAGATTTTATTATATTATCATCAGTAATACCAACAAGAGCAGTTCAAAAAACAACACAAGCTATAGGAGGAGTTAAATCTACTTTACTTCCTTTGAGTAAAGATCAACAAGGAAGATTATCAAAGTTTAGAGAAAAACTAAGTGAAAGTCGTGATATTATGGCTACTGTTGTACAGGCAAGAGAGCTTAATGCAAATGTTACTGATTATGGTAGATTTCAATTAAATTTTATAGGAAGATTTGAAACAATTCTTTCAGGTATAGGAATTGGTCTTACAAATAAATCTAGTACTTCTCCAGTAGGTCAATTTAAATTTGCAGAAGGAGAAGATTTAGATAAATTATCAATAGATACTAAAGTTGAACGTGGACTATTTCAGAAGATTTTAGATAAAAGTAATAAAAGAATTATAAGTGCTAGAGAAATATATACGGAACAACAAGAGAATGTACCAAAGAATACAAAAACAACAGAAGCAGAAATTAGCGCTATTGAAGAAAAGTATCTTGCTGAAGTAAAATATGAAGCGATAAAAATTCAGTTAGTTTATAAAATTGCTAAATTGATTCAAGGTGGTGCTGGTGGTCAAGCTGTATCAAATGCTGACTTTCAGGCTGTTTTGAAATCAATGTCATCTAGTGGAATAGGTACATTAAAAGCTGAAGAAGCTATTTTTGGTATGTTGCAAAATATGGTTGAAAGAGTTCACGTTTATAACAAAATTATGTCAGATGAAACAATATTTCATGGTTCTCAAAATGCAGCGGATAAGGCTATGTCTTTCATAAAAAGGGTTCAGAAGACTAGGCCGGGAGAATTAACTCTAGACTCTTCAGAACAGGATACTCTTAATCCTGTTGATAAGCAACCAGAAACAGGCTCTAAGGCTTTTAATGCTCTTCCTCCTAATGTACAAAGAAAACTTATGATAGAGCGTAAAAGACATACTAAATCTACACCTACTGGTATATAAACCACAACCGGGATAAAGGAAAATTTAATGGTAAACACTGCTGAATTACCTTCTGACGAAAGAGAAGAAATTCATAATTGGGAAGATCAAAGATATGAAAGCTTCCTTGAGCAAGGTATGTCTCCTGTAGAGGCAAGCAATAAACTTATTCTGGAATCAGGATACGGTGGAGATGATGACTATGTTAGTGAGGATATAGCAGAAAGATTAAGTGAAAAAAATAATTTTAACACGTATCAAAATATGGAAGAAGCAAAGTTACACGAGCTTCCCAATCAAGGTGTTTACATTTCTAAACCTATGACACATATGGATCAATACGGCGTATTTCAAAATGTTCCCGATAGACCTCTTAACTTTTTGGAAGGATTAAAGCAATCGGGGCGTATGGAAGATTGGTGGGACACTCAAAAAGGTAGACAACTTGCAAGTGACCTACAGATGTTTCAAGATTCTATAGCTGAAGCGTCAGCAGTAGGTGTACTATCTGGTATCAAAGGTCTTCTTTCAATGCCATTTTTGGTAGGAGCATACTTTCCATCCGGCGAAGCAATGTGGCGAACGATTTTTGATTTTGGTGCTGTAGAGCATGACCCAGAAAAACAATTTACTGGTGTCTCTCCAGAACTAAGTGCAGAGATGGCTACATTTAAAAAGGAAGGTCAACCGTATGGAGGAACAGAATTTTATCTAAAACAAGCAGATGAATCTAGGTCAATGCAGATTTTAAAAATGATTGATAAACATTTTGAACCTCTAAATGAAATGATAACAAAATCAGTGGGATCACCTGCTGAAGATTGGGCGCGTACTCTTTCGGGTAGAGTAATAAGATTAGCAGCAGAAATGTTTCCTCCTGATGTATTGATCAATAAAGCAATTAAACATAGAAAAGCTATAGCAAATCCTTTTCAAATTTTAGGAAGATTTGCTTATGGACAGGACTCTATGGCTATCAGTCAAGCACTATCAAAAGCCGCACATAAATCTGAAAGAGCAGAAAGACATGCTTTAAATAAAGATGTTCATAATATTCAAATTGCTGATTCTGCTGTAGGAGGTGCTCTATTTTATGAAACTGCTAAAAATATTGCAGGACACGATAATCCATATTCTGAATTAATTGCAATGCCTTTGCTTGTAGCTGGTGCGATACTAACTCCAAGTGCAATACTTTCTAAGGGACAGAGATTACTTTATCCTTTAACTAAAAAGTCATTTTATAATAATCATGTTAGATGGATGTCTTTCTACTATAAGCATCAGGCGAATAAAGCTATTAAGAATAATGATGCTGAAGCAGCTAGAGATGCTAAAATTAAATTAACATCTTTGCAATCGAATTATCTTAAAATGCGCGGAGTATCTGATGATTCAGTACAAAGGATGAGTAATGAAGGTACATTAGATGATCATGTATTAGTTATGAGACTACATAAAGGTTCCCAAGACGATATTAGAAGAGTTCGTGATGCTTTTGTACGTCTGGAAGAAAATGACCCAATAGCATATAATCGAATGAAAGATCGTATAGAGCAAAATTATAAAGTTCTTACTAAATTACAACAGGTAGCACAAAAAAACTTACCAAAAGAGTCTCAAGAAAAAGTAGATATATATATTAATCAACTTACAGAACTTACAGAATTAGAAGTTTTGCAAGCTCAAATTCTACAGAGTAATGAAGGATTACGTCTAACAAAGAAAATTGTGATTAAACCTCTTTATCAAGATATTCAAAGAAATAAAGAATATATTCATAATGCTAATATTCAATTACTAAAAGAGATACGTGAAGGAATAAAAGAAAGAGGTGTAGGACAATTTGGCAATAGAGTTAATCCACAGACAGGGAAAGTTGAGAAAATAAATAGAGATGAAATTAATGAATTTATAGATTTTGCAACAGAAGCAAATAGACAGATAGCCGGAAGAATTGAAGATTCTGCAAATCATCTTGCTTATCTTTTGGATGTACAAAATGTAGCTCGTGGCGTAGCTCCAGATAAAGCAATTATAAATATTGAAAATTTACTACATCCTAAATCATTAAGAACACGAATTAAGAGAGGAGATGTAGATTATAATGACAGACAAAGGGCTGTTGTTATGGATACACATAAACAAGATAGAGATATAGTAAATCGTATGTATAATGATAAATTAGGAGGATTCTTAGACTTAGAATTAGATACAACAACTTTACGAGAACATCTTGAGCGTATGTTAACAACTACAACTGATAATGATTCTATAAATTTTATTACTAATTTTTCTAATACAAGATTAAAAACAGTAAATGTCAAAGGGATAGCTAGACAATTAACAGAAGATGGTTTAAAAGAATTAGATGGTGATGATCTTATAAAGCTTCTAGATGATGCTGATGTAGCATTAGGTATAAACCCAACAGATTATAAGAAGTTACTTGACAAATCTGGAGAAGATGCTTTAAGAAAGAAAATACTTCAGCCAAAATATATGAATGTTTTAGTGGAAGAAGGAACAATACCTTCTAAAATATCTATAGGACATTTAAAAGATTTAATGTCTAAATTAGGAAAAGATCATGCAGATAATATAGGCACTCCAAAAGGATACGCTGCTATGTCTTTATGGCAAAAACTAGATGAAATGGTAAATCCCGTCTTAGTTAAAGGAGATATAACGGCTCCAGAATTTAAGAGGCAAATGAAGTTACAAGCCGACCCACAAAGATTTCAAAAATTAGCTTTTCAATACGGAGCAACAAAAGATTTCTTTAGAAACGAATTTGTTCCTTTATGGAAAGAGGGGATAGGAGAAAGACTTTTGGTTTCAACAGGAAAAAGAGGCTCTATCCCTAATGAGTCTATTTTTAAACAATTCTTCCATGATGCAGATGCCATTGAAGCTAATGCTCAATCTTTTAGAAGAATGTTGTTTAAACTAGAAGAAGTAAAAGATGGATTAGGATCAGGGTCTATTCCAAGAGATAATGCTCAAGATTTACTAGATTTCTTTAAATATGGTCTTTACCAGCGTGTCAATTCAGGAAAAATGACAGCAGCAGAAGTAGAAAAAATATTAGTGGCGTATGGCGGAAAAGCAGGTAAAGAACAAAATATATTATTGAGAGCAGACCCACAATTACAAAATAAACTAGAAGAATATCAAGAGTTAATTACAAGAGAATATCAAGTATCTGATAAATTTGTTCAACCAGAAGTAAATAGAATTGCTCAATCTATAAAAAGTTTAAGAGGAGCAAGAGAATCAGCTTTACGAGAAAGCGGTTTTAATGCTATAGCAAATACTAAAAATCCAAATGAACTTTTTACTAATCAAAATATAATTGTAAAAAGACACGAATTGAGTGGTGAAGAACTACAAAGATTTGATGAGTTAAGCGCAGAAATTCAAAAGGGAGAAAGGGGTGTATTTGGTGCTAGTGCTGATGAAGCAGCTAAAGAATTAGATGTTCTAAAAGGTAAAACTGTTTACAGATCACCTATTGGGCAAATAGGAGAGCCAGCAAATCAAGTATCAATGACAGGTTTTGAGTATGTCAGAATGATGACAAATAACTTTACACTTGTTGGTAAAAAGGGAGAAAAGATTGGTGAAAATTTAAAAGAAAGTTTTAGACTATTATTCTATCAAGATATAGTTAGAAGTTCTGTAAAACATACTGGTAGAAAAACTCTCATGAATGAACAGTATATTGATGAATTAGGAGAGATAAGAATGGGGCCACCTATAATGGAAGAAATTATAGATTGGCCGGAATTTATGAGAAAAATGGAAGATACAAGAGAGCTTCGTAAAAAACTCTTTGCTCCAGAAACTAATGAAGCTTTAGAAGAAATTCTATTTAACGAAAAAATACTTTCTGAATCTACGGCTAACCTGATGGGAGTATCTGGTCTTCCTACACCATTCAGAATTGCTAGCTGGATGGCAAGAGGCTTTGCCATAGCTCGTGGAGTTTTGTCAGTTAGATATGTAGCTGGCGAAACAACATTACAGGCCATGAGATTAGGATATGTTAGAATGATGAAGAAACTTTTAATAGACCCAGATGGTCCTATCATACTAAAAAACATGTTACCAGATGTTGAGCAGATTGCTGCTGATATGACTTTACGAAAACTTGATTATAAACAGGGTATAGTAGCTCTTGCATCATTTATAGGGGTTAAAGCATCAGAGTTAGCGTTTATAAACGAAAGTGAATATGAGCATCTTATTAATAAAGGAAGGTTTCGACGAGAAACAATAGAAGCAGCCGCTAAGAGAGGACATGAAAAACATAGAAAAGAATATCTTAAACAGGTAAAATTTAGAAAACGTCAACCATTAAATCTTCCTGTAGGGGTTAAGCAATTAATACCACTTATGAATATAAATATTGAAGCTACAAAAACTGCTAAAGGAATTGCAGGAGAAATAAGTAGATTGTTTAACAAATGAACGATGACCCAGAAATCTACCGTGTACTTGGACGATTAGAAAGTAAAGTTGATAGTATATTAGATGAGAATCACCGCTTTGAAAAGATGATGAAAGAAACATCAAATCGTGTATCAAAACTAGAACACGACAGAGCACTTGTATTCGGTGCTGCTTCAGTTCTGGGGGTTATAGGAGGCGCTGTAATCTGGGTTATATCTAAAATAATGTCTACTTAAAATAAATCAGTAAGATTAAACATTTTTTCGCTGTCCTTCAATAGTTCAGCGATATTTTTTTGTATGTGCTCCGCATAGCGAATAACCACATCCGCATCTTCCCATTCTGGAAGCTCCTCCTCAAACAGATCACGTAATTTATTTGTATCTACAGTATCCTTTGATACGCGGATAAATCCTTCATCATCCAAACCGATGTGTACTCTAAACAATGTAGCTATTTTTTTACTCAATATTCTTTTTATCCTTATAGCTTACCATATTCTTCTCCTTCTACCAAAAAAGGCTTCCTATGAGGTCGTTACAGCGACTTTTAGGGTGCTCCATAGGGTGACCTACCAGAGAGAGGCACTTTCCGCTGTAAGGGGCTGTACGGCCCAGCAAATGGAAATGCTAAATTTTGAGTACATCAATGACATAAATGATCAAGCTATTGGTCATAATGCTGATTCCAACGACATTTAGTGCCATTAACGCTCTGTCATGCCAACACCATCCCACAATAAACCAGCCGATAAGTCCTACCATATGAAATATAATATTAGCTGGATACACATTATTGCTTGTTAACAATAAAGCTATAATAATTAATATTGATGATACCCATTTAACATACCAATCGAATGTGTGTGTAGGGGTTATCTTATTCATTCTATTTTCTTTCTGTCAGGAAAAAAAGCTCACCACCATTTTTATGTTTTGCTCTATTACAATTACAACAGAGTATTTGGTATCTTTCTTTATTTTCTTTTATTTTTTTTAATGAAGGGGCTTTGTCTTTGCTGCCATCATTAAAAACATGGTCTATTTCTAAATATATTTCTTCTGTTTCTCCACAACAAACACAACGATTGCCCAGAGTATCTAACATACTTTTTCTTCTATCTCTATAGGATGGTGAAACGATCCACTCCATTCCAACAACATCTTTTTTATACCAATACATTCTGATGTCTCGTACATTTTTACGCCCATACTTCAGGCCCTCAACCTTTACACCTAAATCTTTCAGAGCATTTATTTTTAACACTGCTGGCTTAATCGCTCGTGCATTTAGGTTAGAAAATGTGGTTAGTTTTCCTTTGGGTACACCTAATAGCTCTCTAAATTCAGCTACAGTGAACTTCTCCTGCATTCTCACTCTTTGTCTCTTATCTCCTTCTTTTTGTTTAATTACCGCATACAGCGCCCGTGCATATTTGCTTTTGAGCATATTAGAATTAGACAAGATCGACCACTTCACATACGTCTCCCGTGCAATTTAGCGTCTGAGAGCTAATTGTATTGTCCTCACGCTCAAATTCAGACAGACCTTTCCAGTCTATCTTCTTAGGCATACGCTTCAGTAATGCCTCATATTCCTTTTTTGTACAATCCTGATAAGGTGCCTGTTCATAAATGTGTTCAGACATAGGAAGAAAACTAACACCTGACATCGTATCAAAATTATCATACACAAAGGCACCTACTTCCATCCACTCATCCTCTTTGACGCTGACTGTAATACTGGGTTTATGTTCGCACCAGTGTTCAGCGTATATTTGCCAAATCTTTAAATGATCAAGTGCTGACAAATCATGCCGTGTAATTGCTCCTTTGGGCGCTTTAATCGGAAATGAAAATACAGCAGTGGAGTCAGGCTTGTCCTTCTCATCCTCTACAGGAAATCCTGCTTGTGTCATGAATATAGTTAACGGGTCTTTCTTATCAGCCCGTACTGTTCGTACATAATATTCAGAGTGACGGGGATGTATACCTGATGCAGCGTCTACAAGCTGACTTACTGTACCGCTAGGCTTAACACACGTAATGCCAGCACTTGGCTCTATACCAAGACGTTTAGCGAAATTAGCATTAACCTTAACAGCATGTTCACGTAATTCAGAGAGTATAGAAGGAAGATCATCATCTGTCTTATTTGCTAACATCTCATTATCAAGAATACCAGTAAGGCTTACACCCAGTAATCTTTCTTCTTCTGTATTTCTAACCCACTGCCGTCCAAGACCTTTGAAGTTTGTAAAGCATGATTGTATCGTACCTAAGATGGTAGCCTTATCAACTTTGTACTTCAGTGTTTCCAGTGTATCATCCGAAGATACAATAACTTCACTCAGATTACAGAACTGTTTAGGCCGTAGTATAATTTCACTGCACGGGTTAGTTCCATAATCGATGTCAGCGTCTCTACGTCCGTATCTTGAAGCCTGTCTCTGTGCGGCCTGTCTATTAAAGATACCTCTTTCACCAGATTTGCTTTCATACAAAGAAGCCCACTCACGTATGAATGATCCTGTATCCAATCCTGCTGTATAACAAACAGAATTATTAGAGAATGCACGTTGAGGTTCACTAAGCCACCAGTCTCCGCTCTTGGCACGTCTCATACGATCATCACCAAGATTAGATAAACTTATCAGTGCAGAGCGCCTAACACCACCTACCACAACTACATCAGCGATTTTACACATAAGGTCATGGCACTCTAAGGTACTTAACTTACGTCCCGCTGCATCTGTAAACATTTTTGTGGTAAACTTAAATAATTCTTCTAACGGCCCCGGCCCACTAGCTCTTCCACCAAATGTTTTTAATTTGGAACCTGCTGGACGTACTTCTGATACATCCCAACGGGGAGCCTGACCAGCATACAGCAAATTTATCAATTCCTTGAATGCTCTGAACCACCCTTCTTTGCTGTCCTTAACAACAATACACGTTTCACTTGACTCAACTGTATCAGGTACAGGAGGAAGTTGATTAACGTAGTCTCGTTCAACAGAGAAACCTACACCTGTTCCGTGCATTAAAATATATAAACATTCGTCAAAAGCCCGTGGACTATCTACTGGTAGGTAACTGCAATTATAAGCAGCGATATGATTACGCGCTAAAGCAGGACCAGCAGTCATCATTGCTCTCATACTAGGCATAACCTGCATGTTTACAATAGAATCATATAGATTTCCATGAAGATCAGGACCAAAAGTAAAGCCATACTTTTTAGTCAGGAAATCATTATAAAAATCCAATAACCGCGTAACGGTTTCTTCCCATGTCTCTCTACGACCTTCTTCTTCAATCCAGCGACTATATCGTGACTGGTGAATAAACGATTGATAGTCAGTCGGTATCATCTAAAGGTAGCTCCTGTTGTGCGGATTGTTGTTGTGCTTGCTCTTGAATAATTTTATTAATTAAACTAACAACTTCTCTGTATGGTTGTCGTGTTAGATAATTTACAATATCATTCACAAGATTAATAGGTATTTCCATGTTGTACTCCTTTAAAATATGACATCACAAGTAACCCACATTACAGAAATAAACCACAACATTAAAAAAGATAAAATAATGGGTTGTATCATCTCACTAAATTTGAAAGTTTCGGTGGTTCATAGCAGTCAGACTTAACCACTTTACCATCCTCCCTATACACTGGATTGCCGTCTCTGTCAAGCTTTGACATGTTCGACAGGTGAACTCTATTGAATGCAGTATCAAAAGACCAGCCGTAAGTGACAGCAAAGCCAACACACACATAGACCAGATCACAGAGTTCTTTAAGAACTTCTTCATCTTCTTCATTACTAATAGCATACATCAATTCCCTAAATTCTTCCTGTATTAGAGTCCTTCTTAAATCTTTTTCACCATCCATTAAAGCAGAAGGTTTAGGATATTTAAGACCAACTGGATGTCTAAAGGCACGATGAAATATATGTAGCTTATCTTGTATCGTCTCGCTCTTACCCATCATTCTTCATATCCTCTATAAGTTTATTCAGATACCATTGTGCCTTTAACAAATCTTTAACAGGATTTTCTTTTTCCTTATACTGATATCTGCTAACATATTTTATAATATTACCTTTCAGGTAACCTCTAAATTCTTTTAGTTCCATACTATTTCGTATTAGATCAATAGTTTCCATACTATTATTGTTATAATGTTCTGGACTATTAATTTGGTCATCTTTATTCTCTTTTCCTGACCATTCCATTCCATATGTAGTATACATTATATACCTTTCTAGTGAAGTTTCTTCTTGTAATCAGAAAACTTTATAATAGTAGCATCTGTATTATTAACACCATCTAAAAATTTTCTATTACCATCTTCATCTTCTTCCGTGTTATCTAAGATTAACTGCTTAACCCTATTTTGACCCATTTCAATAACTTCATCAAAATTTTCTCCAATCAATTCTATTAAACCGTGAGTTAAGAAGAAAACCATACTATTCTCAGAACCCTTATCAAGATTGTCAATAACATTAATTGAAACTTGCTCCTTTAATAAAGAAAGATCAATTTTATCATCTATATCATGTTCTTCTGGTGCACCAATAATCTTTCTGGTCATGATAAGAGCTACGGATTCTGCTGGAAGATTTTCATACACATCCGCTATGTGCTTTATCATTTCAAATATTTCCTCTGTTAAGTCTTCATCATCATTCATTATTCAAACCATTTCTTTGGTATGTTTACATCAGAATATTCAAACTTATATCTTTCGCACCAATCAGCGTAAGTGGTTTTTGATCCTTTTCCTATTCTGGTATTTGGATTTTGAAATACAAACTTTACATCAACTCCCAACTGATCACGTATCAGCAAATGTCTTGTTCTCTCATACCCATCATGAAAGTATCCTTTACCCTCTATATAAAATTCTTTATCAGAAATATAAAAATCAGGAATATACGTTCTCGGTTTAGGCTGATAGGATAAGCGAGTAGGTTCATATTCAAAAGATACTGAATACTTATTCAGAACATTCGCTATATTCCTTTCAAGGTTTGATTTGTATTTCATGGAGAAACTAAATCATTTATCCTTACATTATAGCACGAATGCTTATAGGTATACTTCCCGTCTCTTTCTCCTCTTTTTTTAAATATACTTTTCTTTTT